GATGGGTTTTCCGCATTTGCAGTTGTTGATAAGTACATACCATTCAATGCTTGTACTAAAACTGCATCTGCACCACCCGCTCTTGTTTTACCGCCTAAAATAATTGTTGGGGCAGTAGTCTGCGAGTAAACCGCCCCAATACTCAACTCCGAAGCGTTGTCAGTTGCGTATATAGAGCCCCAACCAAGTCTTAACGACCTTAAAGAGTTTGTTATGTGATTTACATTGAGGGCTTGACGAACATTAACTACACCATCATCGGTAATTTTTAAATGCTCCGTCCCCGCTGAATTTTGCACTAACAAGGCGGTTGTGCCCGATGATGCGCCCGAGCCTTTGATGTATGCCATTGTAGATGCGGGTGCGGCATTCGCTCCAATCGCAATTGCTCCTTGGCTATTAATGTTAGATTTTGAGCTGTTCCCATCTAAAAATGAAATACCTCCGCTACAATCTATAAAAACAGGGCCAACTTCCTTACTGCGGATTTTTGCTTTGCTTCCCCAATAAATACCTGTATAATCGGTTAAGACAGAATCGTTTTTAATATCAATATAACTCCAAGTTTGAAGTGGGTCTTGAAACCTTGCAATAACATCTTGAGTAGTTCCCGCCTTAACGTGTAGCTTTGCAGTTGGGGTAGTTTCTCCGATGCCTACATTTTGTGTAGTGTTACCCGTGATACGCATTATTTCGGTGTACCCACCACTTCCAAGCGTTTTAAATACGTGAGCGTTTAAAGCGGAATAGGTGTTTAAAGACGAAGCAAGTTTTATGTATCTATCCGATGCTGCGCTCATTGTTCCACCACTCCCATCGTTTGAGAACTCAAGACCAAGAATACCAAAGTCTATTGCTCCATCATCTGTAACCTTTAACGCTTGAGTCCCCGCTGAATTTTGCACCAATAACGAGGTGGTACCCGAACTCGCTCCGCTTCCTTTGATGTGGAGTTGGGCCGTTGGTGTTTGGTTACCAATACCCGTTTTACCATCTGCTAAAATACTGAATCGTAAATCTCCACCACCAAGATATGAGCCGTCCCAAATGTTAAAGTCGTTTCCATTAACACCTAAAGAAAATTTGTTGGTAAGATTCCCCGTAAATATCAATCCGCCATTCAAACCACTACCATCGCTCTTTAGTAACTCGGTTCCGCTTCTTTTTACAATTAAACCATTAATTCCCGAAGAATCAATCACAACATCACCGCCAATACTCAAAGCACTATTGCTCAACTGCAAAATACTATCAGTCCCGTCTCCCGTTCCAATAGTTTTTAGCGTCCCATCCAATGGTTCGTTATCGCTCGTCTTTAGTAATCCGTCAAATGTAGTTGCGGGTGTTAACCCACTTAATGATGTACCCATTTTAATTCCAAGTTTGTGTCGTTAGTTGCTCCCAAAAAATAGGATTGATATTCTGCCATTGCGTAGTGCTGAACCGCGATGGGAAGATAACGCCCGTACTTGCGCTTTCTGCCGTTGCCGTTCCCAATACATTGCTCTCGCTTTGCTTTACTCTTATGTAGTTACTGCCGTCTAAATCTACAAGCAAATAACTGATAGATGTTGCGCCCGTAATATCCACCCAATCCGTGCCATTGCTACTGCGTTGCCATTGCCAAGTCCGTTCGGGTGTTGGGCTTCCCGTAACCGCTGCGGGAACCGCAAGCAAGGTATACCATACCGCTTCCGTTCCGCTGATAGTTGGAATACCGATAATCGTTGGAGCAGTTGAGCCTTCGGGGATAACTAATAATTCACCCGCATTGGTTACAACGATAGTAAACTCTGTACCATCTTGCGAGGTCATTGTAAACTGCGGCACGGCACGATTCACATAAGTAACCAAATCGGTTTGGTCGGTAATCGTTCCCGTGATGCTTCCCCAACTTCCACCGCCACTACTTACTTGACTATTGACAGTTACAGCAATAGGGGTTTGGTTAGCTAAAGTTACAGCAATATTGTCCTGCTGTACAATGTTAACTTGATTAGAAATAATGTTCTGTAGAGATACAGCAACAGGGTCTATTTTTTGGATAGTTACCTCATTGCCCTCTATCAAGTTAATAGTTACACTCACCCAGTGACGTCTCCTTGGATAACAAATAAACCACCTAACCAAGTGCTTACATCACCCGTAGCCGTATCAGTGCTTTGCAGGTCATAGACATAAACACCTGCCTTGATATTCATATTAGCAGCAGACTTAACCATAAGCAAGTTACCGCTTGCATCTTTAGTAAAGTCGCTATTCTCAAAAGTAAGTACAATGGCGTTTGTAGACTTCTTTCTTACATCAGCCTTAAACTCATAGCTTGTAAGGTCTATAGGGTTGCTGTCGCCATCTACCCAATCCATATCAAGCTTGAACGTGTCATTAGCCATACACGTTATATCAAGGTCTTCCTTAACTACTAAATTTACTGAGGCCATATATGTTTATTTTTCTTCAGTGCTGAACCAATCCTCACTTAAAGACTCAACTTTTGTTAAGCCAGCATTGCTAAAAGATTCGTGTTTTTCAACAGCGTATTTTGATTTAGATGGGTGCTTGATTACATTTCCCCATCCTTCTTCTTCACCTCTGTATTTCAAGGCGTTTTTAACAACAGAATTATATTCGCTGCATTCTTTTTTTGTTCCTGTGTAATACATAGTTATAAAGTAAAAAGGGGAAAGGGAATTAATCCCTTCCCCCTTGCATTAATTTACAAGATTGCTATTAAGCAATGATGTTAGCAGTCAAAGTGTCAAACTCAGCTTTACCTCCGTCACCAGTAGTTTCAGGTAGAGAGTATCCAAGACCAAGTTCATCACCCGTTAAGGTAAGTTGGAAGCGGTTCTTTTCGCCACGTCCTGTTCCAGAGTTTCCGTCAACAGTGCCTGCGTAAAGACCGTAGTCCAAACCAACAACGTGGTAAGTTCCAGCAGCAGTTTCTACAAAAGCTACTAATTCAGCACCACCTTTAGCGATGTTGTTTAGTTCAGTTACTTTAGCAGGAGTCATCTTAGGAAGCTCTACAGAGACTGTAGGAACACAAGATACAATGCCATCAGCACTTACTGTTTTTACCTCGCTGAATACAGAGAAGCCATCCTTGTTATTGAACTCAATTTGAATACCATCAGCAGCATCAATTGCAGCAATAGTTCCAGAGATTGTGCGGTCTGTGGAGCTAACTGTTGCAGCGTCAAATGCTTTACCAGTACCAAATAAGAGTGCTTTATTAGCAAGGCCTAATTTAACGATACCACCAATTGCAACATCGTCACAAGAGTAAGTAATATCATTAGCAAGAGTTACATTACAAGCCATTTTTTATAGGGTATTAAAGGAAGGGCGCAAGGCCCCTCCGTTATTAATTAATTATGCGAAGTTCTTAGCGTAGACAATCTCTTCACCTTTTAGGTAAGAGAAACCTAACTTAAACTGACCCCAAATCTTATCAGAAGACAATTCAGCTTCGTACTTCATATCAATAGCGCGAACGTCATTGTACTCATCAGTCAACATCACGATGTTCTGTGGAGCAGCAATCATAAATTCGTTAGCAGGCATTGATGGGAAATGGATAACTTCCATTCCGTAGTAAGCAGGAACACTACCTTCTACAACACCTTGTGGAGTAGTAGTGTAAAGACCAGCGATAGCGATTTGGTAAGCTTGCATAGCAGCAGTTCCCAAGAAGATAGCAGGTTTGAAGTCACGGTCAGCATCTCCGTAAACAGCGGCCAACATAACGTCAGACATTGTTTCGTAAGCACCTTCCAACAAGCTAATGATGTTAGAAGAAGAGATAGTTGCATTGGTGTCGTAGTCCAATACAGCAGCATCAGCAGCCATTTCAGTAGTCAATGCAGTACCTGCAACAGTCAAAGCTTTCTCAGCAGACAATTTAGCGAAGTAGTCAAATACCCAATCCTTGAACTCAGCGTCCATAGTTTCTGGGTTGTTCTGACCTTTCTTCAAAAGAAGACCACGGTAAGAAGTTTCAAGTGCGTTCTTACAGTTTAAGAAAGACCACTTGTAAGTAGTTACAGTCATTTCTTTTTCACCGATTGTAGCAGCAGATGCTCCGTCAAACACACAAAGGTCTGAGCCGAAAGATAATGTAGCGTCAAAGATTGGTACGTTTACCTTAGCTTTAACACCGTCAACAAGGCGGAAACGGTTTAATACCGCTGCCGATTTTACCATAGTGTCAATGAACAAGTCTGGACGACGGTCACCGTATGGCAAGTTTGAGATTACTATACTCATTTTATTTTAATTTAAGAGGATTCGTTTAATTAATTTACAATAATTACTTGCGGTTAAAGAAGTTATTAATCATATTCACCTTCTCGGGTGTGATACCATTAAAAACTACTGTCTTGTCTTCTACTGTTTCAGCAACTTCTTCAGCCTTTTGTTCAGCAGCAAATTGCTCCTCAACTTCAGCTTCTGTAGCTTCCTCTTCAGCAGATAGTTCTGTCTGTACTTCTTGAGATGCAGGCTCTTCAGTACCTTCGTACTTGTCTTCCTTCATTTCTTCTTCCTCTTTCTCTTCGTCAGAGTGTCCAGCCATTTGTTCTTCATCTTCTTCTACAGCAGCATTCTCTTCTTG